TGTATAATCAAACGTGGTACCGTAATCGGTCGTACAAATAATTTCATCACCGTTATCATAAACAAAAGACAACAATGACTTATTACTGCGTCCTTGAACGTAACCGCCAAGAACACACAGCATAGCAAGTTCGCTTGTCCCTTTCGGGTCTAAGCTATCAAAGCTACGCATGGCATGAACATTGTTCATACGTAAATATTTATACTTCCTTTTAGCCCAAGGCAACAGCACACCAGCATCTGGTGAATGCCATTGGGGAACGATTAAAGGTTCTTCATCTAATAATGCGAGCAAATACTTCAACGTGAAATCCATAAGCACTTTGTGTTTGGATGACCATTGTAATATTTGGTTAATTGCGACATAGATTTGTGCCTCGCTGGAAAGATCCTTTACATAAAAGGGTGTAACATCATACCCTTTGTAGAAATCACCTCCGCAAGATTCACGAAAGAACCCAGTGTGAAAGGACTTCTCATGGTTTACAACAAGACCACAAGAAGACAAGACATCACACAATGGCGAGTATAGAGCAGATGGAATAATAATATCATCACCAAATACTCCAAACTTGGCACGGTCGAGACGACCATGACTCAGGTCCGCACGCTCGCCGTGTGCACATTGCACACCGTAGACGAGGGCTAAGAGAGTCATAGTCATCATGGGAAAAGTAAAACCATTCCCCATTGTTGAAACCATGTGTAGTTTACGCCAATTACCGTTACCAAGGTCAACGTATTCGCTGCGAAACGCAGAGAATAATTGAACCCAAGAGGCCGGCCATAACTCTCGCACAAGTTGCATAGTTATCAGATCTGAAGCATTCTTCAGATCGATAGTAGCAAGGGACCCATCAACTGACGCTAAGTAAGCAAGGTGCTTATTAACATCAGCTTGGATGGATATATCATTGCTAACACATCGTAATGCTCCCTCAATGTAAGACCCTGCAGCGAGCTGCAGCGCCATATTACCAAGAGGTTCGATGCCTATAGTACGGGAAGTTGTATCGTTCTTCGGTACAGTTTCAAGACGTGAGCCCTTTATTAAGGTTACACCTAGAGTACCTGCACATATATCGTGTTTGTACAGATAAGGGTTCAACCGACGCAGTAAGCGTACAAAGGGTATAGCTTTCGGTGTGCATGTCCATTCCTGAAATACTTTATCACAGAAATGAGAACCAATGATGCCATTACTAGCACCCGGCCCAAATCTCCATAATGAAAACAAGAGGGACATGTCGAGTTCACACTGGACTGCACACACATGTTTTGAAGTGAAGTCTTCTAACGCTCTTGTGATAAACAAGCGTGCGTTTGAGAGAATATAAGGATCTAAACCTTGTAACACAACCGCTCTCGCCTGCTGATTTACAGCAAGAAAGTTAGATATAGCTACTTTATTTAAATC